TGAGCTATGGAAGAATTGAAAATTGGTGCAACCTGTAGGAATCGAACCTACTTCCGAGGATCTTCAGTCCCCTGCTATGACCACATCAGCTAAAGTTGCATTGGGGTGTCGTACGAGGTTCGAACTCGTGATAACGGAATCACAATCCGTCGTGTTACCACTACACTAACAACACCACTGAAACCATATGGAAGCGCACTACTGGCTATACATTCAGCGTCCCGAATGTTGTCAGAGTTGAACTGACGTAATGCACTTTCATATGGTAGGAGCATTGGGATTCGAACCCAAACTTGGCGGATTAAAAGTCCGCTGTGCTAACCGTTGACACCATACTCCCTCAGATCCATCTTTTCTTTTCTACGAATTGCTTTGGTAGTTTTACCATGAGCACCCGCTTTTCGGAATAGGGCTGCTGCTACAAACTGATTACGTTCGCGAGGAGCAGCCTTCTGTTTTCGTTTCATAACTTTCTCCTTGTTTATTTTCCAAACAGAAACACTCTTAGGTATGCGCTGTTCCTTTTCAAGGGAACTACCCGCTACAAACTGTTCAGGAATGTAGTTAGAGCGTTTTTGTTTGGAAGGGGATACTGGGTTCGAACCAGTGCATGATGGAATCAAAATCCATTGCCTTACCAGCTTGGCTAATCCCCTACAAAGTCCAAATTGTTAAAGATCAATCTAAAAACGTATCATACTACGACTTTAGATTAAAGTCAAGACTTTTCTTGACCATAAAACAAAAACCCCGAAGACTTTCATCAACGGGGTTTTGGTAAAAAGAAATGTTACTATTACTGCTTACCAAAACCCCTTGTGTGATTCTCAATCGCGTAGCTAAATGTTGAGCGTGAGCGATCCCATCCAGCTACTAACGGCAGCTGTTTATGCATTTGGGAACAAACTATACTTAACATTTTTGAATTGAAAACCTTTAAGAATTAAATTGAACGAGGAACTAAGCCCCGTTCAGTTATTTATAAGAACTATACGCTACTTTTGAATAAAAGTAAAATTTATTTTGAACTAATATGAAAAACTTTTATTTTACAATTAATCAAAAAGTCAATACCAGCCGTATCCCGATACGACTCTCTATAATAAACTTCACTTATACCTGCGCCATATATGAGTTTAGCGCAATGAATGCAAGGAGCGTGAGTACAGAATATACTGGCGCCATTGCCTGATTCACCATCGCGGGCAAGTTTAGATATAGAATTTGCTTCAGCATGAATTACCTCATCTTTCGTTTTTGTATCAACAATGGTTGTTTTACCGCTATCGTTAAAACCATATACTGGATCTTCGCAACAGTTATCCCAACCAGCTGGCGTACCGTTGTAACCGATAGAAATAATACGATTATCTTTCACTACAACAGCGCCGACCTTTAATCGTTTGGCGGTTGACAGCTGAGCAAACCGTTCAGCGGTGTCCATGAAAGCATCAACCCATTTCTTTTTCATTTAAATGCAACCTCAAATCTATTTATCTTTTTTAATTCATTCGTGTCAACCGTAAAAGTCAATCGAACTAGATCAACTTTCTTTGGTAGAATTACAACGCCGTGCGGAGTAATCTGATATACATTGAGGTCATCGTAAAATCTAAAATTGTTGCGATAACTAACGACATTGTAATCGAAACCTTTAACTTCAACATATAGCGGCTTATAAAAAGAGTTCAAATTAAAATAACCAGCCGCGTTAATCAATTCTTGATATTGATTATTCCACATTTGCTGGATTGATACTTTACCAGTTACCATAACCTTAGTTTTATCGCCAAGGTTTTCATATTCGATTTTGTCGAGTTCAAACGATAAAGCGCGTTCTCGATTATCAACTACTTTGATAGCCTCTTGACGAGATTTGTAGTTTTCTTGACGGCCATCAAGTTCGCTACGCATTTCGTTTGGTACGTTGAATGCGTTTGTAGTCATAGAGTTTTTATCTCTAGGAACTACGTCAGCTACGATTACTACATAATTTGGCGTTGTTTTAATGACGTTGTAAGAACGAATCACACCGCCATTATATTGTGTAATTTTTTCCGTAAACATATTGTTTCGGACATAAGCATCGCCGTTGATCCAAGCGCCATTGACTTTATCAAGAGCTGCCATTTTGGCATTTTGTAGTGATTCGTTGTAGTCCTTACCAACGCCAGACGCAATCACCTCAAGGGCAAATGCGTTGACGTTGAATAAAATAGCAACGATTGCTAGTAACTTTTTCATTGGTTGAATGACTTACGAAGTTGAGCAGCAGCCTTCATAGAACGCTTATCGACTTGTACAGTAGCTGATACCATACGATGATCAGGCGATACCTTGCGGTCTACAACATAGACGCCCTTCAGAATACCGTTAGCATTAACTGCAATCTTCTCAGTAATTTCTTGAGCTAGATTAGCAGCCTTTTGCTTACTCATTTCATCATCCTGTGCAATGGATTTTGCGAGCGACTTTGTAATGGTATCAGTAGTCTTGGATGATTGCAGGTCAGACTGAATAAACTCCACGATATTACGCTTTGCTCGCATAACAGCAACGTTCATACCTTGCTCCAACCCTTGATCGTCGTTAATAGGAACTGCTGACGTGGCTGAAGATTTGATAACCAGCCAGTTACCCTTATCATCAAACGTAACTTCTACCTTACCAAAGTCTTGCGTGAACTGTTGAGCGCTCGACGAGAACGCTGAGTCGTCATCAGAACCATGTTTAGTAGTTGAACAAGCAGAAACAGCAGCAACCAAAATAGCAATCAAAATCAGTTTTTTCATAATATATTACTCCGTCAAGTTAATAGAATATACAACAGTGTCAGGTTTCTTATACAGGTTTGTTACTTTGTTACGCATAACATCATCTTCGAGTTTATACCCTAGACGATCTGGAGATTTTGGATCAACCCGTTCAAGTACGTTATCAGCTGATGGTTTAGCTGGGAGGTCAATTGATTTAGGGTTATACATTGGAACATCGTCCATAACTTCATCATCAATTTTCTTAACAGCAGGTTTCTTAGTTTCAACCATCGCTACAGCTTTGTAATTCTTTAACCGACTAAAGTCAGTTTCAAACTTTGACCATTCTGAATCAAAGTCAAGAGCCATCGCATTTGTTGCTACGAGGCTTACTGCTAGGATTGCGTATTTCATATCAAAGTTCCTTATCAAGTTACCGTAACATAATAATACGCGAATTCGTATTTAAAGTAAAGACCTACGAATTAAATCCTACGAATAGTTCGATCACCTGTTCAATCGTGGGGCAAGAGAACGTGATCTTACGGTTTTCTGCGCTGAGTTTTTTGTAACCTTGATTCTTCAACCATGTAGATAGGTTTGTTCTGAACACCTCGACTTTTTCTTCTTCCGTATTAGCCGTTTCAAACGTAACCTTAACATCAGGCTTTCCAGGTTCCCATGTCCAACACATCTTTGTACTGTTACGGAAGCCACTTTCAATAAATACACTTCCTGAAAGGATTTGTACCATTCTCATCTTACCGCGCAACTGTTCGTAGTTTTCCACATACCAGTCAGGAAACACAGCGAAGTTGTCGTGTTGCGTCGATTGATAGTCTTGCCAAATAGATGATAGCGGCAACATAATAAAGCACTCCTTGTAATGTCCAGCAACGGTATTATCTTGCGGAAACTCCGTTGCCAATAAAAACGATTCAAGAAGAAATGATTGCCAGTCCTTCTTGTTTTCAAACTTCTCTAGGTTTCTAGCGACTATGGAACAATGTCTAAGTTCATAGCCTTTATCTTTTAAGTGCCAAAGACAACGATCACCTTTACCTTTTCCAATGTAAAGAACGTTGTGATCGTCATCTTCGTACTTGTAAACGTACTGTCCTAGAGTTTCAAAGAAATCTAGTGTCGGCTTCATACCGATTACTCAGCAGTCTTTTCTTCTTTCTTAAGAGGCTGAATAACGCCAGCCTTCTCCAACATCTTTCGAGTAATCTTAGGATACAGCTTATGAAGCGTTTGATCTTTGACTGCGATTAACATAGCAGCTTCTTCTGGATGTACGCCTTCCAAGAAACTAACAAACAAACTTTCACGTTTGATTGGCTTTAGATCAGCGCGGCAGAATACATACATACGACGCAGTTCGCTGAACAAATTAGTTGGAGTCATACCCATTGGTTCAGCCGCTGGCTTGAATGGCGGTTCACCTTCAGGAAGCATAAACTTCTTATCTGGATCAAAAGCATAATCAAAGATAATCTTCAACGCCGCATCATTCTTATATTGTTCAATCAAAGAAGGGTCTTCATTGATTTCCTTCAACATTACTGTTACATATTTTCTCATTAAAAATCCTTAAAAGTCTTCTAGTTCATCAAGTAGTAAACGACAACGTTTTTCAATCAAGTAGTTCATGATACCCATACGGTCATTAACTGGTACGCTTGCTTTATACGCTTCAATGATTTCGTTTTCAACGTCAGCTGGAATATGATCAAACAAAACTAGTTGTTCGTTACGATCCCAGTTACGGCGCTCAATATCGTTGCGGCAAGCATCCTTACCTTTTTCTACGAATTCAGCTAAACGACCCGCTGTAATAGCCTTTTGTCGAACGCCGTCTTGTAGAAAAATATCATCAGGAGATAGGATATTAGGAATACCATCACCCGAATCGCCCTTAACGATATGTTCAACTTTGAACTCAGTAATCTCTTGCTTATTAGCAGTTACATACTTCTTAAGCATTGGAGACCACTGTTTAACGTTACCGTACAATTGTAGTTGCTTGAAGTCTTTATCGGATGAAAGAATTAAAACCTTTTGAGGTTCTTCCATCAATCCTTCTTGAATCAATTCATTGTCCTGTACATACTTAGTAAGAACGGCAATGATATCGTCAGCTTCTGCGCGTTGAACGTTGATAACCTTGTATGGAAAATACTTAACAAGGTCTTCTCTCATTTCGGATAGAGTATCAAAAATCAACTTCCAATCGAGGTCTGATGCTTCTCTATTCTTTTTACGCGAAGCTTTATAATATTCGAACGCTTCTTTACGCCAGTATTGACGTCCATCGGTAGCAATTACAACTTGACCGTATTCTTTACCGTATTTCTTTTTATAACTTTTAATAGTTGAAAGAGTAACGTGACGAATCAGATTTTTTACTTCATCTTCGTTACCCTTCAACTCGCGCTGAAACGTTAAAATTGTAGCCAAAGCAACTTGACTGTAGTCAATTAGAATCATTAAAATACTCCAAGGATAATACACTCTTCGTTAATACGACCATTCGGTTGAGCTGGTTTCGTCTTAATAGTTTTAAGAGCAGCGTTTAATGGACGTTTAGTCATCGTTAGACCCTTGAAGAATTCTTCTGGTTTACGAATAGTAACTGATACCGATTGTACAACGTCAAACCCAACTACAGTAGTACCCTTTACGGATAAACCGTTATCGGCTTTATACACCTGTAATTTGCGTTGTTTGGTATTATAAATCCAAACTTCTTTAGAATCAATAATACCTTCTGGTCTTACTGATTTCAACCCAAGTTCAGCAAACTCTTTCATAAACTTGATCTTAGCAACTTGCTTAGAAGCAGGAACTGGTTTACGAATTCTAGGCGCACGAGCAGCCTTGGCGGTTTGAACCGCTTGGCTACATTCGGAACGAATAGTATCTACGAAGTCTGAAAACTTCTTTAGATCTCGCTTGGTGAAGTTTGAGTATCCTTCAACGAGTTGTTCGTCTTTTCCTCCGATTGCTTCTTTGAGTTCTCTACTGAGTCCGTCGTAGAACTCTCCGACTCGTTTAGCAATTGTTGCTGAGACATTGTTTGCTGCCAGATAACTCTTTGTCGAGAAATCTGCATTCTTCTTTGTGATGAAATCATCGATCGCTCCGTCTATTTCAGCCGCGTGCTTATGCGCAGCTTCTTCAATACGGTCTTGAACATTAGCAACTGGCACTGTAACGGTTTTCTTAGCTACTTGCTGCGGAGGCTGTTGAACAAGTTCCTTTAGACTAGTTATACGATCTATAAAGTAAGTATTTTCTTGCTCTTGTAGTTCTGAACCACCTTCCATCAGTCGGGCAAGTATGCCTACATAGCGAAATAGATATTCGTCCAGTTTCGCTAAATCAGCGGCCAGCTTTTTGTCTGATTTGGAAAGGTATGACAGAAACCACTTTTTCTTTTCTTTATCGTCATGATTGATATTGTAGTAATTTAACGCTTTAATCAAATCGCGACGATAGTTATTGGGGTCGATACTCGTTTCAACCCCTTTCATGATAGCATTAGCTCTATCAATT